TAAGCCTTCAGGTACAGTCTCTCAGTTGGTGGACAGTGCTAGTGGCATTCATGCTAGACACAATGATTTTTACTTACGACGTATTCGTATGGACAAGAAAGACCCAATCTATACATACTTAAAAGATAAGGGTGTTCCAGTAGAAGATGAAGTTCATCGTCCTGACTCTACTGCAGTATTTAGTTTCCCTATGAAAGCTCCAGAAGGTGCTATCACTCGAGATTCTAAGACTGCTATTGAACAGTTAGAACTTTGGTTAGTTTATCAACGTCACTGGTGTGAACACAAACCTTCAGTAACGATCTCTGTTAAAGATCATGAATGGCCTGAAGTAGGTGCTTGGGTATGGAAACACTTTGATGAGATTAGTGGTGTATCATTCTTACCACATTCTAATCATACATATCAACAGGCTCCATATGAAGATATCACTAAGGAACAATATGAAGCTCTTCTAGCTGAAATGCCTACAGGTATTACTTGGGAAGACTTTATTGAGACAGATGATAATACAGAAGGAGCACAAACTCTAGCATGTACAGGAGGCTCTTGTGAAATCTAAGGATGATTTAATTATGGGATTTGATCTAAGTTTTATCGGTGGTTTTATGTTAGGTATTGAGTTCGTAGATGATGAAGACTTTAATTACTTCTTCATGGACTTAGGTATCGTTAGAGTAGCCTTCTTTAAGGAAAGACCATGAAACTAGCTATCATTGGTAGTAATACTATTGATGATAGAGAAAAAGTAATTAAGATTATCCTTGACAATATCTTTAGTACTGACAACCTTACCATCTTAGGAGGGGGTGGTAAGGGAGTTGCTAGTATAGCTAAGGAATTTGCTAAGCAACATCAGGTAGACTTTGTTGAGTTCTTAACTTACAACCTTCTTGATAACAAAGCTTTATTCTCTAGTAAGTATTTCTTTATTAGGAATAAGCAGATGTTAGATAATGCGGATTCAGTACTCATTATTTGGAATGGTGATTGTAAAGATGTAGAGTATGCAATTAAGTATTCACAGAAAAACAATCTACCTATTAAAATAGTGAAGATACCTAAGGAAGTCTAATGGTTTTACTGATTACAAATTTCTATTTTCATGGTATAATAGTAGTATAGAATGAAAATTCTATATAACTTTAAAGGAGATTTAATATGTGGACACGTCCAGCTGCTACTGAAATGCGTTTTGGCTTCGAAGTTACTATGTATGTGATGAATAAGTAGTCAAATCGTCAAGAAGATATCTAGAGCTTTGTTTACAGGGTTTTAGGTAAAAATAAAGGGGATAGCATTAGCTTCCCCTTTTTCTTTTGTTATAGAGCGATTGTGAAGGTCATTTTTTCTTCTTAACCTTAAAAACTGAGCTATCATCACTCAATCTCTCAGAAATGTACTCTCTTAACATCTCATTGTTAGAATGAAGCAAATCTTCTTTAACTTTGAGTACTTCTTTAAGATGAGTATTAGCATTTGCACCTAACTCTTTATTTACTCCTTTACCATTCCAATCTTTTGCTACCTTTTCAGGAGACTCACCTTTATCTTTTTTAGATAGGTAAGCTAGTAAAGCTAATTTAGCATTAGATTGAAAATCCTCAGCAGTCATCTTATCAGAAGTATATGGAGAATACATCTTATCTACTTCCGTTCTCTTAACCTTAGGTAAAACTTCAGCACCTCTTTCGTTAGCTCTATCTGGTGGGAAGTACTCTAAGTTCTGAACAACCTTTCTTTGATCATCATAATCAGGGCCTACACCAAATAACCTACCTGCTGCTTCTCTAGTCTTACCTTGGTTAATAGAAACAGTTTGAGGAGTACCATCAGGTTTCTTTGGATTAACACCAAAGTCATTTCTAGCTTCTCTAAACTGAGTAGCAAGGAACATATCACCATCCTCAGGTGAGAACAAGCCCATAGACACCCCAGTATTTCTTGCATATACCAGAGCATCTATTTGAGATCTATTAAACTTAGTTCCAGGTTCTTCTTTAGAAACCTTACCAAAGTCATCTCTTCTTTGAAAGTACATAGGCTCGGATTCATAATCTAACTTCTCTTGCTTTAGTTCTTTAGCAGACATACTTGCTCTACCAGAGTCATTAGCAGAAACTAGGTTGCTTAAGAAACTACCAAAGTTGTCAAATAGACTAGCCATAATTATCCTTTATTACCAGCTAGATTAGTAATATCTCTATTGTCTGTAAAAGGTAATACAGGAACAGGTTTCTTAGGAGTTACTGAGCCCTCTTTCTCTAAGAATTGATGTACTTCCTGCCAAGTAGGAGCCATTCCATGCTTCTCAGCAATATCAGCTGCAATATCCTTAGCCATCTCTACAGTACTACCCTTGAATAATCTATCATAGACACTAGGATTAGATTTCTGAATAGCTAATTGTCTAGCTCTTAATGTAGAAACTACACTTTGAAGATCTGGGCTACCTGCCTCAGGAGCTATAGCAGCTTTGGTTAAGTAGTCTCTAGTCTCTTTAGGAAGATTAGATACCCACTCATCAGGTTTACCAGCTCTAGCTGCTTTAGATACAGCAGTCTTAACAGCTTGGATACCTGCATTGTAAGAAGCTAATGCTTTTCTACTATCACCATCAAACTCTGTTAGAGCTACTGATAAGTAGTCTTTAGCAAAGCGTTCCATATCTTTCTCTAACTCTTTACCAGTCTTAGTGTAGTCAAGAGGAGCAATACCAAACCCAGGGCGATGACCTGTTTCTGGCATAATCTGATACTTACCTTGAGCACCCTTAGGTGAAGTCAATAGTTTACCACTCTTATCAAACTGTTTACCACCAGATTCAATTCTAGTAAGGATAGGTAAGATCTCATCTACTTTAGTCTTGATCTGATCCTTCATAGAAGGTACTTGACCTGGAGCAAATACATTGTTATATACAGATGTAAAGAACTCTTCGCTAGCTGCCTTAGTAGATACACCCTTAAGGTTAGCAAAAGCAGATAAGTTAGTGTTAATTCTATCTACTACATCAGCGTTCTCTTGTTTAGTAACACCAGATACAGATAGTTTACCATCAGGTGAGAATGTGAATTGTACACCTTCTCTATCAGATAGTCGTTTTAAAGATGAAACTAATGCTTTAGAGTTATCTAATACTAAGCCAAAAGCTTCTGTCTTAGACTCTACAGACAATGTGTTAAGTGCTTGTAGGTTCTTAGGCTCAGCTAATTGTTTAACAAAAGACTCAGACTGTAAGAATCTATCATCTACATCTGGGATGTTACTAATAGCTTTTACACGATCAGCTGTGTTTGTTGAGAACATATTAACTGCATTAGGATTGCCACTTCTAATAGAATCAGATGCAGTATCAAAAGCAATCTCAGCAGAAGAAGGTGCATTACCATTCTTAGCCAAGTGATTAGCATTGATACGGATACCTTGTTCCATATTAGCTAAGTCTTTAATAATCTTAGTAATAGTAGGAGTGTTATTAGTCTCAATTAACTTAGACAAGAAAGGTGAAGTACTAAATTTAGAGAGTAACTCTAATCTTTCTAAGTTACCTACCTCGCCTCTAATCTCATTCTTGTCAATGATACCATCAATAATACTTCTATTATTCATGTAAGTCTTAAGATTCTCTTGACTGCCTGCATCTTTAGCTGTCTTCTTAATACTGTCAATTCTAGACACTGTATCTTGGATAGTCTGTTTGATTGTAGGATCATTTGTAAAGCTAGCAAAGCTAGTCTCAAGATCACCACGTAATTTATCTAACTCTAACTCAAGAGAGTTTACTGTATCAGGATAACTAGCACCTGCATTTACAATTCTAGAAGCAGTAGACCACGCATTACGAACATAGCCATTAGCAACCTTAATGTGATCACCACTTTGAATAAGGTTTCTTACTGTAAGTTTGTCAACAGCCTCACCACTCTTAAGTGCACGTTCTGTAGCTTCAAAAGCATACTTCTCTTCTCTTACACCATCTAAGAATAAAGAAGCACGACGTTCGTCAATAGAACCGTCATCACGCAAGAAAGGATTAATAGCTAAGTTACGCTCCTTAAACTCTGTTCTCATTTCTTTATCTCTGGCTGCCATAGCATCACCTTGAGATTTAAGTAGAGTTTCATCAAACTTAAGTCTTTCCATGATACCTTGATCATCCAAAGCATTAGATACTGTAGTAAGAATCTCTTTACGTAGACCTGGATTATCAGATAAATACTTACGAACAACAGACAAGCTTCGTTGTTGTAGTTCAAATGGAGTCATTCTATTTTGTTTCTCAGCCTTAGATAAAAAGTCTAAAGACTTCTGAAGATTAGATGTAACACCACCAATAACTACATCAAGTTGTTCACCTGTCTCTGGACCTTGTGCATATGGAAGAGCCTGTAAAGCATACTCACTAGCTGCTTTTTCTTCCATAACTTCTTGCTTACGGCTAGGGCTACCAAATGTAGCTTCCTCAATAATTGGTGTAATATCCTGAGTAATTTTTTCACGGATACCAGCAATCTTGTTAGCTCTATAAGCTTCATAAGCTTTAGCACCTACCTTAGCCATATCAGCTAATCTTTCTACAGAAGAGGTACTTTCAAAACCAGCTAATCTATTAACAATAGGCTCAGGAGCGTAGTTAGTTGGTGACAATATAGCTGTAAATTCTGGAGTTTTTGCCATTACGGATTTCCTTTACCTTGCATTAAATCGAATAGTTGTTTTAGTTCTGGATCATTTTTATGTACACTTAAGATGTGTCCTCTAGCTTTATCTAATGACTCAGCATTCTGAGCACTAGTCTTCTCTAGAATCTTCATAAGAACTGAAGTACCCATCTCTTGTTGACTACGTTTATCTAACTCAATAGTAGCTTGTAGTAAGTCATCAATATCTTGTGTACCCCAACCACTATCTTTAAGAACACTTACAAATGAAGACAAGTACTCTGCTTCTTTATCTGCATCCTCAGGGAATGCTTTATACAAGGACACTAAAGACTTATGGATATCTTCTGACATAGTCTTGATAAGTGCATTTCTATCTTGTAAATCTTTAGCAGCTGCAAATAAGTCATCTTCTCTAAATGTAGTCATACCAAATGCTTGAGCAATAGACTCACCTACAGTAGCTTTCAAACCTAGAGGACTTCCTAGTTTAGTATACTTATCATGAGTAGCTAACATAATCTGCATCTTAGATATGTTACTCCAACCAGATGCTAACTTAGCAACTTCATTTAATGCTTTAGTCCACTCTTCTGGAGTATTCATGGGTCTAGCTGTAAACCAACCATTTAACTTACCGAGAGTTTCTTCAACAGCAGTTATAGCACCCAAAGCAGGGAACCTAGGAGCAGTAGGTTTATCAGAGAATATCTTAGCCATTTCAAAGAATACTTCTATAGTTGGCAAGCCAAAGTCTGAGTAAGGTGTAAAGCTCTTAGCAAAGTTTACATCAGCAGGTTCACCTGTAGCTGTCTGTAATAAAGAGTTCAAGGCTACATCTAACAAACCACGCTCAGCTTGTTTTAGTAGTTTCTTAGTCTCATCATTGTCTGTATTGTTAATGAAGGTATCTACTAATCCACCAATAGGTAGACCATATCTAGGACCATACATTAACAAACGAACAGCAGCTAGTCTAGCTCTTTGTGATGGAGATAGCATAGTAGCATTATCTTGGAACACATTCATAGTTAGCTTTTGGCTAATTGCAGCAAACTGCATAAAAGTACTTAACAAACCTTCTTGATATGCTAAACCACCAGCTCTAGACATAGAACCTGATAGTCTCCACTCTTCATATGAGATCTCTTCAATAGCTCGTTGAGTAGTCCAGTCTTTACCTGGATTGTTTTGTTTCCACAAGTCTTTAGCTACTAACCACAAACCAAGTCTATTAGTAGATTCAGCAATATCAAAGCCTACTGATCTACCTGCAGCTGAAAGAATCTTACCAGCTTTAAGAGGAGCACCAGCTACTTTAGAAGCAGTAGATCTAATCAAAGGATCATTTAAGTCTGTAAATACACCATGAACTAGCATATTCAAGTCAATAGATTCCATTAAACCAGACTTCTTAATAGCTTCAAGAGTTTTAGTAAACTCTACTTTCTCATCAGAAGACATCTTAGCAAAGTTTTCTTTGAAGTACTTAGATGCTTTACCATCTGCAATACCTGAAAGAACTTCTGCCTCAGCAAGCAAAGCACCTCTATATGCTAGAGTATCTCTAAACACATTAACAGCTTTAATAGGATACAAAGCAGCCATCTCTAAAAGAGTCTGCATCTGTACAATCCACTGTCTTTGTGGAGCTAAGTTAATGAATAAAACTGAGGCTAGTTTCTTAGCAGAGCTAAATACTGATTCACCTTTGTTACCCATTGTTCTAGCAATGTCTGAAGGAACTCTCCAACCATCAATTAGATCAGCAATAGTATGTAAGCTCTTTTGCCATACTTCATCTGACATAGTGCCAAATGACTTCATCTTAGCATATTTCTTATAGATAGCTCTTGCTTCCTCAACACGTTTAATAGTATCTAATGATGCATTAGGAGGGGCAGAGATATCAGACAACACTCTAGGAAAAGCACCATCGCGTAGGAAAGGACCATAAGAAGCTACAAAGGCTTCATTAAAGTTCTTCTCAAATGGATCCCATGCATTCTGATTTACTAAGCTTCTGATAGTCTTAGTTAGAGTCATCATTCTATCTTCAACTCTAGACATACCAGTTAATGTAGGCAAACGTTCACCACGTTGCATTGCATTTCTATTTAAGTTATCAGCAGTTTGCAGATCATCAATAACAGTGTTGAAGTTTACACTTCTATCTTGTTTAATTGAAACTGTGTAGTCTTCATTCTTAGCTTGTAAAGCTTGCTCCATCTTCTTAGCTTCTGCTCTTGTTGCAGCAGCACCAATAGTTTGAGAGTGTGTAGCTAAACGGTTAGGATCTGTAACCTTAATACCATTAATTACCATCTCTTTAGGAGTCTTCTGAATAAAGAAGTGTTCAGTAGTTTTAATAGGAGAGTACCCAGGAGTTCTAGGAACTACACGTTCAGGTAGAAGATCTGCTTTGCTCTTAGCACCACCAATTAAACCATACTCATAGATATGACCTGAAGCCTCATCTACATATGGATTCTTAAGTTGTACTAACTTCTTACCACCAACATCATAAGTACCTTCTAAAATCTTCTCTGCATTAAGTGTAAACTTAAATGGCATGTTTAGATCATAGTCCCAAACTTGATCTGGTAACTGGTCTTTAGTTCTAAATCTCCAGTTCTCATTGATAGGACCTACATACTTATCTTCTACGTATAAGCCTCTAGTAAATCCATCACGATACAAGTCTCTTCTTTGTTTTAAGTTAACCAAAGAGTGTAAGTAGTGTGTTGTTCTTCTCCATGTAGAGTAAGAAACAAACAAGTCTTTTGCTTGTGCTTGACTTAAGTAAGGATACTTAGTAGCAATATCTACTACTGAGTAGTGATCCTGTTTGTCTTTCTCTGCTAAGTGCACAAGTTCATCCAATTCTTTAGGATGCTTAGTAGTAGCTACATAACGTTTAAAGTTAGAGCTAATTACATTCTGTGCTCTTGCTGCTCTAGGAGCAATACGAGCTATAGATTGTTCAAACCACTTAGGGAAAGTACCTGGATTTAGTAACCAAGAAGAAGCATCACTTCTAGCTAATTGAGATACATCTAGATTCTTAAGAGGGCCTGGGCCAAAAGATAAACTAGAAGTAACTGAATCAGGTCCAAATAGTAAAGCACCTAACTCATCATACTCTTTCTTCCAAGACCACTCGACAGCTAATTGAGTGTTTGCAACATCTTTGTACTTAGGGTCATTAACGAGTTCACTAAACGTACCCGTATTTTCGAGAGCAGCAGCTCCTTGTTGATCCATATCAACATAACGTCTCCCTGTAATTTTATCTACAATGGCTAAGTCTTTTTTAAGTTCTAAAGGAAGATCTTTAATTGTTTCTTTTAGAGCATTGTACTTTTGAGCAACTTCGGTTAGGTTTGAGAAGTAGTACTTATCTGTTTTACCAAAGATAGCTTTACCTTCATAGATATTACCATCAATATTAGATAAGAAAGATTGATTCTGCATGTAACCTGTAGCTCTTTCGTCTCTTAGGACTGCAGCTACACTATCTAAATCAGCCAAACGAGACTCGGCTAATGGCTGAGCATTAACATCAAATCTATTGTCTTTGAACATTTCCTGGAAAGCAGCGTCACTTTGTGCAAAGTATTCTGCAACATCAGGCATTAGTTTAACTTCATTAGGAGACATGATCTTAGGAAGAACAGCATCATTAACTGCTTGTCCTTTATCAGTACCCATAGACTTAAATGCTTTATCTGTAGTATCAGCAAAGCCTTCTTTAATTAGATCAGCAGCAACGTTAGGGTTTGCTACTGAAGCAGCATTAATAGGTGCTGTCTTTCTAGCACCTAAGTTGATAGCTTGTTTTGCACCAGATGTTAAGCCTTTTACAGTACCTACACCAACAAAGTTAAGAGGATCTAAAGGAACTTTAGCTACTAAACCAGCGTTAGCACTTCCTGTGTTTTCAGTAACCCACTCACCAATCTTCTCAGAAGGAACACCTAAGACAGAGATAGACTCCATGATGTCATTCTTAACATCTAGAGCCTTTTGTGAAGGTTTAAGTACTTTGTATGCATCTGATCTAGACTTATCAATTATCTTATTAGCAAGCTTTTGACCAGCAACAGCATCCCATTCCCAGATAGAATCTAGGACACCCATGATACCACCACCTAAAGCAAAGCCAACATCTAATGTAGCTAAGCCTAAGCCATCTAAGTAGTTAACAAACTTACTTGTACCAGCTTCTTCTTGATCTTTAGCAATAGCTCTGTTTAGTTCTGTAGATAATTTAGAAACACTAGCAGCTCTATCTTGCTGAGCTTTTACTTGTTCTAAAGAAACAGGTTTAGTTTCTAGTGCTGTCTTCTGAATGTACTTCTCTTTAATATCAGGAGAAATAGTACCACCCATACCATAAGATACTAAAGCATCTTTCTTAGCCTCAACATCTACGTTAGGATCTTCAATTAAAGATACGATAGCTTGCTTATTAGCAACATCTTGTTCTTTAATCCAACGATCTTTAGAGATAGAGAATAACTCAGAGCTACCCTTTTGAGATAACTCTGTGTAAATCTTTTGGTAGTCTTCAGTTGGATTATCGCTGTATGATCTAGCAGCATAAAATGCTTGATCTGAAGCTTGTTTCTCTGGATAGAGAGGAGCTACATTTTCTACTGAGGGTGGTACAAAATCTTCTGGATACATTCTAATCCTTTAAACTGATTTAAAGCCAGTGTAGCCTTGGAGTGCTAAACTAAAGATACTACCAACTGCAGCACTTTTTCTAGCAGCTTGTTGCATTTTATTTTGAGCAGAAGCAATCTGAGTACCTAAGTTACCAAGTACTTTAGAACCTTCTTCACCTCTAGTGATATTAGCAATATTAGAAGCTGTCTGAGATGTGATAGAAGATAAACCACCTGCAATAGGAGATGTACCTGCCATACCTACACCTGCACCTGCAGCAGAAGCAGTTACTTCACCACGTCTAATAATAGACTCTCTTAGAGCTTTCTTACGTTCACGTTCTGCCTCTACTTCTTGCATACGCTGTCTAGCACGTTCTTGCTCTGCAGCTAATCGTTGTGCTTCTTTAGCATATTTAGCCTCTTCACCACCAGTAAAGAAACCAGTAACAGCTTTAAATACAGACTTGTTATATCCTTCTGCAGGTTGGCAGTTACCTACTAAACCTATTCCTAATCTATCACGCATATTCATAATTCTAGTCTCCCTAACTTACCAATCATTCCATCTTCTTGAGCAACTCTTATACCAGTATCTTCAAATCCAAACATAGCATTAAACTTAAACTCTTTTTCTGTATCACAGATACTCCATACTTCATCTACTAATTCTTTTAAGTGTTTTTTTACAACTTCAAATATTAGTAAATATCTTCTATACTCTGAAGGAGACCATTGATGAAGTTTAACATGCATGTAACACTTATTAGTAGCATCATCAAAAGTAACCCCTACATACCCTTGAGGTTCTTCATAAAGAATGATCATGGTAATTCGTCTGCCTCAATCTTAAGAGCCCAACCTAATAGCTTCATATCTTTACCAGGTTCTGAAGTAATCTTAAGACTAATGGCTCTTCCTGAACCTCTTAGTTTATTTTTAGTAACTACAACTCTATAACCATAGTCAAAAGTATCAACAGCACCAATAGGAATATAGAATCGTTTTAATCTATAAGCTTGGAACTGAGTACCCCATTTACCACTGTTAGCTGAGTTAGCCCAATCCCACTGAGCTTGTACTAAGCAAGAAGAAGGATTATCAATTTCTAAGTTACCATTTACTTCTGTAAATCCATTCTCTGTTCTATCAAAGAAGAATAATACATAAGGAATTTGTTTACCTCTAAATGTATCACCAAAGGTATCATATCCAGTAATTAAATATGAACTGTATGAAATACCAACATTATCTTGACTCTTCCAATCTACAAAAGAAGTATTTGAATACTTACTAATAGTAAATTGTGTTCCTACAAAAGTAAGGAAACCAAATAAACTTCCTCGAGAAGATGCAACATTATTCTCAACTACAACTGTACTATTGTCTGTTACCAATACTTCATCATTACCTGCATATACTGAAGTATCTAAGGCCTTCACTGAGAATCCAGGGAATGAAATATACCCTGCAACTTTAGGTGAGTTTGTAGATAACTCTGATATTGTGTGAGGATAAAAAGCACCAAGAGTAAGATCTAAGATTAACTCTTTATTGTAGTAATTTACAAAGTTACCTTGTGCATAATCTTCTTTATCATTGTATAACCATCTTACTTTATTTTCTTTTTCATCAAAGTAAGCTTTAACATGCAGCTTTGTTAACTCTGATAGATTATTATAGTAAGACTGAATAGTAGTAAGAGTGATGTTCTCTGCTTTATATCGACCATCTACGTTGTTCTCAGAGATTAAGTAGATACCAGCTTTTGTCCAAGCAAAGAAAGAACCGTTAACTTCCACTACTGAGTTCTTACTAGTAATACCTGTAGAAGAAACCTTACTTACTTGGAATGTAGTAGCTGTAAAACCTTTACTAGCACCATACAATTCCCAAATACCATTCTCACCAAAGATTAGTAAAGAGCCTTTAGATGGCATTAATTTAACAATCTTACTTGCATCTGGAATATGGATAGTACCACCATCAGAATCTACTAAATCAGAGATGTCTTCTGCAGTAGGATCTTGTTGTTGATAGCATCTTCCTAAGTTCTCATTAGATGTAACTACTTGAGAAAAGAAAATATAACCAGAGTAATTAGGAGAGTTATTATCTCCATCAGTTACTTGAGATGATACACCAGAAAAGAATAATCTTCCTGAGTATGCTGCTACAGTTGAAATAGCACCAGTTTCTTTATCTAAAGGTAAACCAGCAACGTTACCATAACCTTGTCTACCAGAACCTCTATTGAAAGCATCTATAATAATAGAGCCTCTTGGAGCTAACGCATTAAATGTATTAGTTCTTACTAGAGTACTAGGTGTATAGTTATTGTAGTTAGCATCAGAAGGATTTGAGTTCTTAGATAAATACCAGATATCAGCATTAGAAGGGTAGAATCCTAAAGAACTAAAAGTAGAGTCAATGTAAGTCTCTAACCAGTTCTGATTCCTCAAGTTGTACTTGTGCTCATCTGATAAAGTACCAGGACGATCTGTAATACCAGAATCATCTTGAACACCCCAGATATCTCTTACCTGTACTGATACATAACTTTGAGATACTACATCATTAACAGAATCATACTTAAGTAAAATAGGAATAGCTAATTCTTCTGATACAAGAACTAAGTTATTATTAATTACTGTTGTATCAATATCACTAGTAGATAAGTTATCAATTACAAGGAAAGATCCACCATTTAGGTAAGTATCTGAAGGAGAATCTGCTAAGAGATTCATAAACCAAAGTCTATCTTCAACACGCACAATACCAATAGCCACTGAAGTATCACCACCTGGGCTATCCCATCTATGGAAAGATACTTTAGAATCAGCTAAAACTGTTGTATTATATTCAGTATTTTTAAATCCATAGCCAGATTCAAAGTCAATACCTAAACGACGTGATCTACTACCATCTCTTTGGAGTACAAAGTTATCCTCATCCAAAGAAGCATTCTCTGGAAAGGTTAGAGGAGAGGCCTCAGTAATGAGCCCCTTTACAAAGGTATTATACTGTTTTTCAGAACCTATAGCCATTATACTTCCTTAGTAGTAGGGGCTTTCTGTTTTTCTTTAGCTGTTTCTGCTTTTGCTTTTGAACGCTCAATATATTTAATAATATCTATTGTAGCTACTTGAGTTGTGGTATATAGTCCAGCTAGTTCGCTAGGAAGTTCACCACCAGATGTGAATTGGATTTTGTAATGAGCTGTCTTAGGATCAATTACTACTTTAAGTTCTTTACCATTTGCTGTTACTAATTCAGTCATTATTTTTTAACTTTCTTTTTAGGTTTTACTACTTGTTTTTTCTTCTGCTTCTTACCATACTGCTCTTTATTAATAAAGGCAGGAGTATTCTGTGCTAGCATTACTTTCTCCCATAGTGAGGAAATGTGATTCCCTTCTTAACTCTCCAAGCTTCTTGAGACATTCTTCTTTTCTGTGAAACAGATGCTTGTTCTGCTTTAGCATTAGGAGCTTGTTTAATAGTAACAAAACATACTGATTTAGATTCATTTAGTAAGTAACTAAACATTTGAACAGGCATGTCAGGAATAAAACTATCAGATAGTGTAAATGCTACTGAACGTTTACCAAAGCACTGTGATTTACTATTCTGAAGAGTAGATTCAATTGCACTGTTATAAGCATCAAATACTAAAGTCTCATCATCAAAAGATGTGAAGTACATTGGAGGCTTATCATTATAGATGTTTAAAGCAATACCTGTAGGGTCAGTAACTACTGTAACATTAGAAGCTGAGCTATCTCTACCATTAACTAGGTTAAGAAAGTCTTCAGGAGCTTTGTAGATAACTGCTTCATATTTATTCTTAGTATCTGTAGGAAGCTTCTTGTTATACTTAATCCAGTCTAAGTCAATAATAGTCTCAGGAAGAGACATGTGAGATGGTCTAGCAGTAGTACCATTAGAATCTAACTGAAATAATTCATGGAGAAAAGCATGGTCTTTACCATCAATGATATTGTAGTAAGTTGTCTTAATAATCTGAGCAACTTGTAAAGACTCCGTTGTATCTGAAATACTGTTTACCTCATCAGAATCCATGTCTGATAAGATATCTTGTACCATTTCTAGTAAAGTCATTTTAGCCATAATTAATCTGCCATTTTCTCAACAAGTAAGCCAGCTTCTTTAATTACAATTTGTGTACCAGAAGAAGTAGCATTACCTGCTACATACATAGAAAGTACATCACCTGAGGCTAATGTTTCTGCAAAGCCAAAAGCACTTACTTGTAATCTATCAACACCATTACTAGTCTTAACAGTTGTAATTGCTCTATTACTTACTGTACCATTAATTGCAAATTTAAATGTGTAAGATGTACCTGCTGCAATAGCTGCAGTAGTAAAGTCACACCAGAACATTACTCGATGCACACCTGCACCAGAAAGTACAATATTACCATCATCAGGTTGTAGAGTAAATCCTCGATACTCACCTGAATCCCAAGCATTACCTGGATCAATTTTAGTAGCTGCAGAACTAGCAGCCAAGGTTAATGCTGTAGAGTTATTCGTTATGTAAAGTTCTCCAAAGAATCTACCTGGAGCTTCTTCCCATGTTCCTGAGCCCGCACCATCAGCAACATAAATAGTACCAGCAGTAGCTGTAGAAATGCCTTTTGGCTCGTGTAAATCGGCTTCTTGAATATTTTTATGTTGTATCGTCATTACAATTCTTTCTTAGTAAAAAAGGGGAACTCCTGAATAGAAGCCCCCCTTCATCAAGCTTAGAGGCTACTAGCTATTGTAGATGTACTCTACAACGATACGACCAGCACCTGCTGTTAAGTCAGTATCAGAACCAGCAACTACTAATTCACCAGCAGAAGCACCGATTGATTTACCAACCAAAGCACCTGCACCTACAACTACGTTACCAGAAGTACCAATAGCTGTTTGTGTTGCTTCAGCAGCAGCAATCAAACCATCTGCATCAATAGCTGAACCAGCTGCAGTATACAAACCTACAACCAAGTCAGTTGTTGTTGATGTTGATGTGAATGCTTCATCTACGATCAATTTAGCAGATACAATAGTTGCATTTGCTGGAATTGAGAATTGTAGATTATTAGTACCAGCAGCAGGTAAATTGTTGTATGTGAAATCCCAGATTGCAGATTTAACTACACCATTCTTAGTGCTTTGTTGAGCACCAAATTTACCGTCAGTAGTACGTGTACCATAGTGGTTCGCAACACCACGTTTTGCGTCAATTTCAAAACCCATTTACATTCTCCCTTTGATTAGTATGTAGAACCACTAGTTAAAATAACACCTAGTGTATCCAAACGTTGTGCACCGAAACCAAAGCGTGAAGTAACTTGGAATTTGTCAGCACGTTCTTCGTTATCTCTCCAACCTTCAGTCTTAGGTTGACGTCTCCAAGCATGCATAACTGGCTTAGTTGAGTCATCTGCAATAGACATGAAGATGTTAGCAACGTCACCAACTTCAGCTGTATCACTAGCTAAACCATAGGCAGATGCGTCGATAGCTTCTGTTGATGTCTTAACTGGTAAGAAGTTTGAAGTGTAAATGTCAAAACCAAAGATGTTTTTAACGAATTTATGGTCACGAGCAAAACCTTCAGTAACAATACCTTCGAACATTGGGTTGTTAGATACGTTTACTAAGTTTTGTAAGCCATTTAATGTAGCTTCAACGATTGGGTCAACAAGGGCAATACGACCACCTGCAGGAACACCAGCTTTATCAAAAGCTAATTTCATTGCAATGAAGTCATCTAACGTCATGTTACGTGAAGTACCGCCTGCACCACCAGCTACCCAACGGTGTGGACGACCATTAACCAAGTTAACGTTAGCCAATGTTTGAGCTGTACCAGCAACTGCCAAGAAACGTGTTTCGTGGTTTTCACCAAGAGCACGTGTAGATTCCATAGCACGCATAGACATCAATGCATCTACTTGTGAACCATCTTCACGTAGATCATCAGTTACTTTCCATGCATCACCAACGTAGTCAGTGATAGACAATGAGATAGTACCAGTGTCGATTGGGTTAAATGCTAAAGGTGTATCCTCAGCTGCATCCTGAATAGTAACGCTACCTACAGTTTTGATGTTAAGAGTTGTACCTGCACCGAAGTCAGACACGTCTCTCCACATACCTTCTGGAAGTAAGAAGTCATGGATATTTTCTAAGATGAATTGAGAATACTGTTGAGCCTCAATAAAGGCTTGAGTATTTTGTGTATTTTGAGACATTTTTTATCCTTATTAAGTAGTAATTTGCTGTTTAACTTTTTCACCTGCAATTTTCCAAGCATTTACTAAATCTTTAGTAGTTGCACCTTGAGGTACTCTAGCTGAAGCAGTATTGTTTGGTTTATTGTTTAGAGATTCAGTATTCACAGAACTTGTCGGTTTACCTGGAATACTCTCTTGCTTCTGTAAACCAGCTAGTTTTAAAACCATGCTAGGTGAACGTGAAGCTAGTGAATTTAATTCTTGCACAGTCATACCAGACTCTACTGCTAAAGCATTATAGACTTCTTCAGCTTTCTCCCCATACTGTTCAGTAAACTTATTAGCTACTGATACGGCATTTTGTTGAGCTGCACGTTGTCTTTCTTTATTAGTAAGTGTTTGATCTACGAGTTGTGCTAGTTTATCTTGGTCAAATTCTACTTTTTGAGTGGTATTCTCAGGTAGAAGCCCAGACTTAATTTCATCTAAAAGATCAGCAGCTGCTTTACGCTTAGCTAGTTCTTCTTTTGTTTGAGCAAGTTCAGCTTCTAACGTCTGAATGTGCTTTTGCGCATGAGGAACTGATTTTAATGCGTCATCAACTGATTGATACTTTTTACCATCACCAATGAAATCACTTGCTTCTGTCGGAATAGTGAATGCTGGTGGTTGGTTAGCTTTGCTTTGATCATCAGGGGTCTGATTCTCAAATATATTTTCTTCGGACACTGCTATTCTCCTTGGTCAGGAATTATTGATAAAAGCTTTTGGAAAGCCTTAATATTACCTAGCTGATAAGCTTGAAACTCACTCCAAGCAGGTAATGAGAAGTTATCCTCACTAACTGCTTTTCGTTGAGCTAAATCAATCTGTTCAACTAAATATTCTTTTAGTAAAGAAAAAGCTTGACTTCTGCTTAATTCTTTGCTATTTAACTTTTTTAAATCCATACAACTATTATAACATACTTTTATAAAAAAGTCAAGCTATTCTTGCATTGGCTCTTGTGAAGGTACTGCTTCCACTAGACCAACTAGGTCTTCTTCTAGAGGAGTTGCTTGTTCTGCCTCTAAAGATTGACTTACTTGTTGAACCAAACGCTGTGTTTCTGCTTGTTCAAAGATAGCTGCATTCTCTTGGATAAAGTCATATTGTTCAAAGCCCATGTACTCTTCTACCATAGAAGCAAGACGTTTAGCTGAGATATGTGGTGAGATCAATTGACCCATTGGGCTATTGAATAAACCTAACATGTTCTGAACTAACTGAGCTCTAGCTGCATAGTGACGAGCACCCATAGGACGTAACTTACCTTTAGCTGTAATATCTTCTTTAGTAATAGATAAGAAGTCTACAACACCTAAGTCATTATCCATAACTTTAGTTAACTCTGCAATGTCAGCATAGCGTCTAGCCATTTCTAACATAGTATTAAGAATAGGCTCAAGGAACTCTACTTCAAACTTATTAACCTTGTGTTGGAAGATTCTACCAGCAGCATTCTGCAACTGTTGTACTTCAAAGGCTGTCTTTTCACCAGGACTACGGATACCCATAGCTTCTCTAGGAGCACCTGCCATCTCTTCCATAATATTAAGCAATGCTAAGATCTCATTGTTAACTTGGAAAGCAGCAGAGTTAATCTGTACTGTAGAAATACCACCATCTTCAGGTACATGGATAGTCTCATTAGGACCCCATACAAATGGTTCTACATCACCTGTAATTTGGATTGGTGGATGGATAGTTAAGTCTAACGCATCAGCCTTAAGGTTTTCTAAGTGGTCTACTCTGTATTGTAAACCAACTAAGTTATCCAAAGGACCCATTGCATATAGGTTATCTGGACGTTCTCTCCAGCCTACATGATGCTTGTTATCTTTACCTAACCATGAAGGATTCTCAATGTTACGAATAACATAGCTTCTATCAATAATAGTAATGATTCTATTTTCTAATAGAGTATCATTGTATGTATCGTAGATATCACCTTCAAATTCAATTACTTCTACTAAACCTGATTGGTAGTATTCTTGTAAAGAACCAAAGCCATCTACCATAAAGGCTTCTGCTTTGTGTACGTCTTCCATTCTAAATGCTGAAATACTTCTACGAGTATTCATTGACTTTTCAAAAGCAGCATTATCATACTTAAGATCTGGACGGTTGTTAATGTCTTTCTTAAGTTCACCTACTGATTTAACATATCTAGTAAACTTAGGGCTATCCTTAAAGCTTACAGCTGTTGGATTAAATACAATATCAAATGGTGATACACGTTCTAGTTTAGGACCTCTGTATAGAGTATTAACTTCACCTGTGTTAGGATCTGTTCTAGTTTCATTTACATAAGTAACTTCACCAAATACGTTACCATAATCAATGTAATCATATAGTAATTGAGAAATAGTTTCTCTAAACTTAGATTCTTTAAGCTTGTTCTTCATGTAAGATTCAATTGCTTGTCTCTTCTTAGCAGTAACAGCTTCTAAGTTGTAACCTTCCCACTTCATCCAGTTCTCATTAGGAAATAAAGCATCCATGTAGTTAGCATGCAAGTTATCTCTAATCTGAGTTAGTTTAGGAAGAGTTGTTTTATTCTTCCAAGGTAGTTTACTATTAGTAGTTTTAGTTGTATCTGTAGCAAAAAGATAGTTGCGGAGTTCTCGCCACTCTTCTTCTTTCTCAATACGTTGGATTCTCCAAGTCTCATATAGACCAGTTAATAGTCTAGGTAAAGACTCTCTACTTATAATCTGTTGAATCTGAGCTACTTTGCCAGCCATATTTAATCCTTAAAAAGCCACACCGCCAAAGCGACTATGGGTTAACACATTATTATTATTCATAGAAAAACTGTTTACTCTTTGCTTAGGAATAATAGCGATAGCAATAGAGCTAGCAAGAGCATCTTTAATATCATCATGAGGCGGATGTGTCATTACTAATTCTTCTTCTAATGATTGACAGTTACCACCTTTGTAGTGCCATATCTGTAAGTTATCATACTTAGGTTCTAGTACAGCATTGATACGCTCTGCTTTATCACCCATACTTCTAGTAGGTCTAAACTCATCAATAGATAGAGGGATACCATTTGGTTTTAGGTAACTCTCTTTAAGTTCTTTTACAATAGTTTGTTGAGCTACAGTAACCTCAGCTCTTAACTTCTTAAAACCCCATTTCTGTTGTGCAGCTAAGATATGGTTGAAGTACTCTACAATACGATCTGTTTTAAATCTGTCAATCTCTAAGATATAAAAGTTACCTAAGTGATCAACACCTACAGTTACTAAGGCTGTAAAGTCAGCCTGTTTACGTAACGAGAACGCAAAGTCGATTGCTGCATAGACATTTAACTTCCTGTCTTTGATGTACCAATCACCTTCTTTATTGTTTAGTAAACTTCTTTCGTAGTACTGAAACTTCTCATTACTAATTCTAGAGTTCTCTAAACTGTTTGGATTGTTATAGTACTGAGCATAGAACTGTGTATTGTCTACATACTTAGCTTTAATTCTAGCTAGTTCTTTCTGATCAAAACCAAACTTCTTACCATCTTCTCTAGACTGTTTAGGCCAGAGGAACTCACCATCTGTTTCTACAACACGTTGGAAAAGTTCATAAACTTCTTCTTCAGATTCAATATCACCATCTGGTGTATAAATAGTTTCTTTCATAGAAACCATAGTATCGTAAATATCTTTAGGATGATACCTAGTACCAACAACCCACTCAAGAGCTCCTGGGTTTTCAATAGAAGCTAACTGTGAATAAGCAGCTCCTACTTTATCTCTACCTTCTTCCGTGTATGCATTACCTGGTACCACAATATCGTCAAGTACGACAACGTCAGCATGGAAGCCAGTGGTATTGCTTGTAAGACCAACAGCTTTACATGTAGCATCTCGAATCCCTTCAAGTTTACGTTTAGGATGGTCTACTGCAATTTCAGCTACTGCCCACTTCTCTCGTTTACCTTCTTCTATGTTAATCATTTCAGGCCAGTATCTACGATAGATAGGGCTATCAATAATTTGCTTAATAGCATACAACTGCTTTTCAGCCAAGTCTGCCGTAGCAGATACATATAAGATAGTAGTCTCAGGGTGCTTAGTAATCCACCAAGCAGTTCTGTAAGCAATTAGTTTACTTTTTAAATGACCACGAGGAAGTAATACTAACTGGTTACTTTTAGCTTCAGATCTATTCCACCATTCAATTAACTCTTCATGTACTCCACCTAATAACAAATGAGGTGCTACGAGTCTAATGAATATTGATAAGTCTGCTTCTGCTTGTTCTCGTACTACTTGATATTTATCTTGCATTATCTATATTTAGCAGTTTTTTTAGCAATGTTTTTAGGTTGTTTAACAAACTGCTTTCCTTTTTTATTTCCTTCAGCTTTAGCTTTATTAGTAGCTGCCTTCTCGGAAGATGATAAAGCATCCCAAGCTTTCTTAGGTAAATATCGTTTCTTACCCTTAGAAGGAGTGCCATCGGATGTGGTCCACTTCTGCTCTGTCCAAGACTTCAATGACTTTTGAGACTTAGCTAGTGTCATTACTTGTAACCCCCACCTGCTTTTTTATATTCATTAGCTAGTAGTTGTGCTTTTCTAGCAGACCACTCACCTGGATCTCCACCTTTAGAACCTGCTTTTATCTTTTCAAACAATCTTTTTCTTAAAGAAGGTTTTGTATAGTTATTAGCAGAGTTTACTTTAGATTTTACCATTTTACTTTATCAGCCCAATAAGCTGCAGACATTTTACCTTTAGAAATATTCTTAGCATGTCTAGCTTCAAATGACTTCTTACGGGCTTTTTCTTTAGCTGTTGTAGGATTAGCACCAGCACCTTTAACACCTTGTTGACCAAAACGAATAGTCTTAACCTGATCACCTACTTTAGCAACAACTACATGTGACTTAGTAGGATGACCAGGAGTAGCCTTAGGTTTATTAAAGCCTGATACTCCAGCTCTTTCTAAACGTGAGTCCTTTTTCATTTAGCCATTGCTTTCTTTTTAGGTGCAGGCTTTTTCTTCATACCTGTTTTCTTAGCATACATATCAGCTTCTTTTTTGCCCTTCTCTGTGTAAGGGAATTTCTTTTTTCCGACCATTGGCATAATTATTTACCTTTCACTTTTTTTAATTTAGGATTTGCTTTTTTTGCTGCTGGTGATGCTTTACGAGTTGCAGATGCTAAGATTGCCCCTGCTGCTTCTTTAGAGACTCCTTGCTTCTTAGCTATATCTGCTTGTACTGCTTTAAAACCTGGATGTTTCTTTTTAGTTTTCATTAACAAGTTCCTGATCTTTTATCCATTGTTGTAAATAAAGTAATTGAAGTACATCTAAGGAACAATCTCGGATGGTACTAGATAAATCGCTTTGGGCTTCTCCATCAGTTGTGCTGGAGGGGTTGGGTATGCTGGACACTTCACTGCTTGTGGCTTGAGTGTTGTACACCCGTTTAGTAGAATTACGAGCATTAAGCTTCTTAACAGCATTATTGTAGTCCTTTGTAATGTTTTCTGTTACTTTTACCTGAGCTTTTTCTATTTGTGCTACCTTTTGCTCTTGTAATTTAGCATTTACCTCTGTTTGCAACACAAAGGCATCAAATTTAGCTTTTTGATAGCTATTGCCCTTATACCATCCAAAAGAAAAGATAATGAGAATTAAAGCTACTGCTGCAAGCTGTTTCCAATAAGTCTTAACTAAAGTTAGTATCATTTAGTTAAACCCTCTGAAGTTATAGTTCTTAAGATAATATTACCTGCTGCAACTACAGCTACTAGGGTAAGATAAGCATAAGGACCAAATACATCTTGCATAACATGAATGCTAGCTTCAATAGCAATTAATGCTGAGCTTGCTGCATTAAACCAAACTGTTTTGCTTTTGTACCAAGGTTTTCTCATTAAAACTGTTTACCTGATTGAAAGTCTAGTAAAGATAATCCATTTGTATATTGACAATGTGCTAGTTCTTTGAACTTCTTCCAACGACCTGCCCACTCTAAACCTACAGCTTCTGCAATCTCACCACACTTAGTAAATAGTGCAGTGTCATTCCATTGAGCTTTACCATTAACTAGTGGGACAAAATCGAAAGCAACACGCCAGTTGTGGAAGGATTGTCCAGCCTTAGCATTTGTAACAATTTTACCAGGAGCAGTTCTACCTTGAGCATATAAAGCACTTTGTGATTCCCCATCTCTATAAGTTGAAGTAATTAAAATATCTATACCTTGTTTATTACATGATGCTATAAACTTTTCACAAAGGGTTTTAACCTTTGGATGTAAATCTTCTAACTTACGAGAGTTAATCATAGTTTAATAGTCCATCCATGAGCTGCTGCCCACAGATAAACAAGTACTGCTAAACCCATAGCAGCAATACCTTTTAATGTCCATTTACCTAAACTAATAAATTGTTTGTCAAGCCATTCTGATATTGCTTCTTTTATAGCTTCTTTATGGATTTCTTTTTGTTCATCTGAGGTCATAGGTAGTCTCGTTATTTAATTAATATTTATCTTCAGCAAAGATATTTACAAATACTGTGTTATCTTCAAGTGCTTCAATCTCATGCCACTCATTAGCTACTAAGTTAAATGCACCACTATCTTTAGTAGCAATTATTTCTTTACCTTCTTTACGAATAACTATAGAACCATTGTGGCAAATTGTTGCATGGCTATATGTATGTTCATGTCGTGGTAATCCCTCACCCTTATTAACATGAAATACATTATTTTTTGTAGTTTCATAAGTAAAGGTATGAGTAGGTCCAATAAGTGTTACCATTATAATTCAGTAGTTCCTGTTGTAACTGGTTGTTCTTTTTTAGAAGGTTGTGGGACCTCTTTAATTTCTTTAGTTTCTGTATCATAATAATAATGATCTGGAATTACAGTATCTTCACAATCTATCCAAAACAAAGAAGAATGAACTTCAAAAGCTGTATTATTAACTTCACATATACGTAGACCAGTTGTACCATCAAAATTTACTATTACTTCATTTACACTAACTAATGCTTTTTTCATAATTTTAATACTCCACAATTACTACGCCAGCGGAACCAGCACCTGAATAGTCACCTGGATAAGCCCTACCACCACCACCACCACCATATCCTCTGCCTGCGCCAGCATTCCCTCCACCTGCTCCAAAAAGTGAGTTTCCACCTTTACAAGATGTATAGTAATTTTTACCAGGAGTACCTAAAGTACCAGGAACATTTAATTGTCCCCCTGAGCCTATACCACCACTTGCTTCTCCTTTGACCCCTCCTGCTCCACCTGTAGCCGAACAATAGGCACCAAAACTAGAAGTTCCGCCTGCATTTCCATTATAATTATAAGTAACAGCGGCACCTCCACCGCCTACAGTAACAGAAACAGTAGACCCACCTGTTAAACCACTAATTACCTCAATAGCTGCACCACCACCTCCTCCTCCAGAGCCTGCACTAAAATTACAACAGCCGTCATCGCGACCCATAGCCCCGCCACCACCACCACCAACTACTGTGACTTTAACTTTAGTGATGCCAGCTGGAACAGTGAATGTACCTGATGAAGTAAAAACTTGCATATTAGAGAAGCCACCACCTCCTGCTGCTACAGAGGCAGTTGATGCAGAAGTAATTCTACCTTTAGCATCAATAGTTAAAACTGGAACTTGAGTAGAAGAACCATATGAGTTAGCAGTAACACCTGAGTTTTCTAGTTTAGCACCTGTAACATTACCATCTGCAATCTTAGCAGTAGTAATAGCATTACTATCAATAGTCCATACAGCACCACTAGATGATACAGTAATGTCACCTTTATCACCATCTGCTACACCAATCAAAGCCCAAGATACATCAGTACCATCGGTTACTAAAGCATAGCCTGCTTTACTTGTTTGAGAAGGTAAAAGGTTAGTACGGGCACCTTGTGCTGTAGAAGCAGCTGTACCGCCATCAGCAATAGCTAAATCAGTAATTCCTGTAATAGAACCACCAGAGATAGTTACGTTATTAGCATCTTGAGTAGCAATTGTACCTAGCTCACACTCAACAAAAGCTGCTAACTGAGAACCAGTAACTTTCTTAGAAGTACCAGATTCATTTACTTCAAATTCTTGAGTACCACTAACTGCTGCTGCAGCGGGTAAGCCTGATATCTTTACGTCTGCCATTTAAATGACCCTTTTCCAAATATTATTTTCTTTTTTGTGAGCTGTTACGGGACTTACCCAATTACCATTATACTTAACAAATACAGTTGTATTCTTCCAGTTACCTTGATACTTAACATAATAAGTAGATTTAAAAGGAATTACATTAGGATATGAAATAATACTACTATATGATGTATTAACTGGTGTATTACCAGTAATTCGTTGATCACCTAATTCTGTGATTCTGTAGTCTTCAGCTTCAGTAATACGAGGTAGACTTTGAGCTGATGTCTGGAACTGTCCATATAAAATTAGGGCCACTATACTACCCTCTTCCAGAAGTTGTTTATTTTCTTGTATCCAGTTGTTACTGTTTTCCAAGTACCTGCATGTTTAGCATAAATAGTAATTGTTTTCCAAACACCATTTACATTAACATATTGAGTACCTGCAAACTCTGTATATGTATCAGTTAAAGTCTGACTACTTGAAGCACTAACACTTAATAAGCCACCTAGTGTAAAGTTAAAGACAGGGGAGAAGAATCCATTACCTGTCTTATTAAAAGCACCAGATGTAGTTAAAGATCCAGATACTGTTTGAGTAGCTTGACCTTGTAGAGAAGTAAAGCCTTTAGCATCAAATCTAGGAGCTAGACCTAAAGTACTTATTGCCTGTGCATTTAAATTACCTTTTGGTTTACCAACTGCAGATACAACAAAAGATCCTGTACCTGTTAGTTCTAGTCTACCAGATAAAGTGTGTTCACCTACTAAGATAACACCAGCAGGGGCTATACCATTTAACTTACCATTAAGTGTAAGGCTTGGTACAACTTGTTTAGAACCAAAAGCATTTAAACTAAGTTCACCATAGAATACTTTACCTGGGTCAGCACTAAGTGTGCCAGCACTAGATAATGCTGCTAAACCAAACTTAGTAATAGTACCAAATAAAGAAACAGATCCCTCACCTGATAAAGCAAGTAAACCTATTCTAGTTACTGTAGGTGTTACAGAGATTGAACCTGTAGCAGAAGCTTGTATGATACCTGAAGCCGAAAACATAGGTACTACAGACAAACTGCCAGTAGAAGCTAAGGCAGCTTCAGCACTGACAAATTGTTCTGTAATGCGATGTATGGATGCTTCTGTTATTCTATAAGAACCATCCTCGGTTATGCGGTACCCATCAGCCATCTATTAAGCTAATGTTAGGTCAATGTTACCAATAGAGAATTCTAATGTATCGCCATCACCTACAGCTTTAGATGCAGTCATAGCACCGTGCCATAACAAGTTACCACCTGAAGAGTTATCAAAGATACCTACATGTGATACTGTACCAAAGGCACCACCTGATGCTGTGAATGTAACTGCACCTGTATTTGAAGTAGTGCCACCTGGAGTAGATGCTGCATCAAATGTAACTGACTGACGTGAGTAGCCTGAACCTGAAACTTCTGTACCACCACCTGAATCACTTGGAGCTGCTGTGAATAAAGCTACATACCAAGCTGTTGGGCGTGTTGCAGTACCATTAGTCATTAACCAATCAAGTAATAGTTTTTCTGCGTGATCTGATAAAGCTGCCATTATTTTTCCTTTATTTTAAATTAAGTTGATACTTTAAACCAGATGTCACCATCTACACCACCGCTAGGGTTTGATGTACTAATAGTAACACGTTGGGTTATAGCTTCGTAGTTATCATAAATTTCTTGCATGTCTGCGAGTAGATCTACACCATTAACTTCAATAGCACTAGCATTAATGATCTTGTAACCATTTAAGTCAATATCATGTTCCATCTGATTAGCTTCACCAGATGTGTTGTTACGGTATAGAACTTTATTCTGAAACTCAGTCTCGATAGCATTGAATGCTGCATTGAGCTGAGCAATTGAGGCATAACCAGAACTGATATCTGGTAGAGTAATTTTAGCCATTACGTTTCTTCCTATTCGCTTCTTTAGTTAGATTAGTCTTAGCACTGACTACTCTTAGATTTTTCTTTGAATTAGAACCACCATTGCTTAGTGGCTTCTTATGATCTACTTGTCGAGAGTCACCTACCTTGAGGCCCATCTCTTTTCTTGCTGCATTACGTTTAACCCTGTCATCTTGTCGTTTCTTACCATTCTTCTTTTCCCAAGACAACTCTTTCTTGTAATCCCGTTTACCATTAGACATGTAGGGCATTACTTACCTCCGTTAACTACAGAGAGACCAAGACGAGCCATGTCATCTTCTAGATCTTTGTTAACACCAGCTTGAACACGCTTCTCTCGTTCTACTTCCTCTTTTGAAGGTCGTCCACGTTGAGGAGCGTATCCTTTATCAGCTAGGTACTTGGCAGCATTAAAACCTTTTACATCGTCAAGACGGGATGTTTGGATAAGAGCTTTGATAGACTGAGCTTTGAGTTTTACCTCTAACTCTTCTCTCCACTCTTTAATTGCAGACTTAATAGCTGGGATTGTATCATTAGCAAGTTTATTCCAATGATCCCAAGAGTTGAATACTTCAAGAGCAAACTCATACTCAAAACCAGGAATGTGGTCATAAGACATGTAGATTTGCTTAAGGGAAGGATAGACGATGTTTTCTTTCTCTAGGTCGTAGTCTTTAAGAGAAAAAAGAGGAGGGTAGTTATCTACGTCATCTCTCATACGTAATTCCCAAAAGAGACTCTGGGTACGGTAACGTCCCATTGAATCTTTCAAGTCTTGATACTTGTATGTTTGTTTAGTAGACATAATACCTTTTCTGGTAGCGGGTACTGGATTCGAACCAGTGATCTTCAGCTTATGAGACTAACGAGATGCCTCTTCTCTAACCCGCAATTGTTTGGCGGAAGGATGGCAGAATCGAACTCCTGGCCTTTCAGCTCCACCTGTTTTCAAAACAGGGTGTGTATCCCCGACACAATAACCTTCCAAAAATCTAACAAGGTTACCCATAACTGTTACTCTCTAAGACAAGACAGTGAGAGGGGTGTTAGATATGTTAAGAGAATAATTACACTCTTATAAATAGTATACCATAATTCTTAGAAAAAGTCAAGAACTATTTTAAAAAGAAAGAAGGATTACTTATAAGACTTGATCTATAAGCGAGGTTTCCTCGCGTTAGATACACTATGCCTCGATAGATATTAACAATATTTATTTGTTATTAATATTAGTTATTTTGTATTTATTTAACTAATACAAATATTGTATCATATTTTAAGAGAAATGTCAAGAAATTTCTTACAGAAATATTCAAATAGATTAAAAGTGTTGTAAAAAAGAGACAGTACTATAGTCGACAGAGTCGAAGCGAGGGATCCACAGATACCCGAGCCAGATAGTATTCTCATTAATTAAACAATCCCCCCCTGTTATCCAGAATTTCTATTAGATATTTTTTAGTTGTAATGCAATCCAATCCTTTGATGGGGTTCCCCCCTTGTGTCCCTCTTGTGACACGCTAGTTATGTACGTACAATTATAAATAGTTATGCCTAATGAGGTTGTGATTGTGGGGTTGAAATAACCAACTACATCTATCCCCACATATATTTATTACTAATGTATTGTTTTAATTATATTTTTTGTTTATATATATTTTGCAAGCATAGCTTGCCTTATGACTATCCTATTGATACTGTTATATAGTTTGTTTTATATACTTTGATTTAATTATATTAACTACTCAACTTCGCTACGTCAAAGCCTCGTTTCACTCGCCTCCGCTCAGGCTTACTTACAAACACGTGACGACTTCGTCCCTCGTCTATACATAATATTACTTATACGCTTCACTGTCGTTCCGCTGATGGTCTCTGCTTTATTACACACACGGGATAGCGCTAACGCTAGTATGATACACGGCAAACAAATGACTAAGTAAAGGACTGGCCTTCGGCCTGCCAGCCACGGGATTTCCGTGTCTGTCACCGCAAGCAAGCTTGTCCAAACACAAAGCTCACTAAGCATCAACAACAAGCTAAAGCTTGTGTTGCCTGCTAAGTTCTAGTTTGTATTTGTATCCTTGACTGAGTAATTTGTCTCGATGTCAATAACCGCTTAACAGCACAATCTCGTGTCTGTTTACTTAATAAGGAGTTTATTATGTTATATTATAATGGTTGGGGTATCAAATGCTATACAATTAAATGTTATCAGAATATGATGGTTCAAACACTATCTGTTGGTAATTTCTGTTATAATAAACTAAGTGAGTTTTAATATGATTAATGATGACAATGCTTGGATTGCTTTCTTAGTTATCTTTATTATCTGGTGTGTTGTAATGACTTTAGATTACAATGCAATGTCGATGATGTAGTAGTAGTTGTAGTAGATGTACTTTAATTTTACTTTTATATTAGGAGCTTTAAAATGAAATATTCTTTCGATGGTATTATCTCTGGTAAATTTGGTTATGGCTTGAAAGCAACTGCTCTCTCTGCTCTTAACTTTGAACTCTCACGTCAAATTGCTAATCATCCAACTCTCAAGATGCCAACTGAAAAGGTTGCTAGTCCTGATGACTTGCGTGCTAGATTGACACTCCCTGAATTAGAAGGTCGTGAGGTAGGTGCTCAGAAGTTAGATGTTCTTCTTGATGGTCTAGTAGCTACTTGTGCTCTAGTAAAAGATTTAGCTAGTCATTCTGATTATGACTCAGCTGGTCGCATCACTCACCCTTATCGTTACTTGATTGACAGGGTTCGTACTCCAGTAGGTTGCGTTGAATCTAACTTTGCTTGGCGGGCTGACATGGCTGCTAAGGTTGCAGGTGAACAAGCTGCTCTGTTAGGTGTAGATGCTAAGAAAGTAGAAGAAAATGCTCGCAAACGTTCTATGGAACAGAATCAAGAACGTATGAACTATGCTCTAGCAGAAGTTAATTCTAATACTAACTTAAAGGTCATGGAAGAAGAAGAAGCTTTCTTACTAGAAACTCTCATTGACTTAAATCAAAACACATTCGATGGTATGAAGTTGATACAATCTGCGGCACAAGCTGAGTTACAACGTGCACGTCGTCGCTTAGAACAAGGGTTGTACACAGTAGTAGATGAGGAAGTTATCTTATTTGCTAAGACAGCATTACCTGAGTAAGGTTTGTAGTTGGAGGGGCTTCGGCTCCTCTGACTTTTTTTCGTGGGGTCGGTCATACCTCAATCAAATATATGCAAACTTATATAATCATATCGGAATCAAAGCTATGAAAATTTCTACAAAATACAAAGTAATTCTAATCTTAATTACGTTTCCTATTTGGTTTATACCTGTATGGATTTACTTAACACTAGACGATATCTGGGTATCCTCTAAATAATCTAAGGACTATAATCATGAAATATACTCAAGAAGAATTAGAAAAGGAATTCAAAGCAAGGCAAGACTATAGTATGGATATTGAAAAAGTACCTGTTATTTATAAACTACCTGATGGTACATATACTACAGAAGACCCTGATCCAATAAATTGGTGGACTTTCTGGAGTATTATTGGTTTAGGTATTATCATAGCTATATTTGTAGGAGTTTAATCATGCAGCATAAATGGCATAAAGAAATAAAAGCATTGGCTGATGGTGCAGAGATTGAATGGTTTAGTGAAGCTTGCAATGCTTGGCTTCCAAAAATACACGAACATTGGAACATTAATTTAGAATACCGCATTAAACCACAACCTAAAGAGCCACAGTATTTGTATGTGTATAAAGAATACGGAAAGCAATTTACTACAATGGATAAAATTGAAAGTCCTGATAATGGCATAGTATTTATAGGCAAAATTAAACTAGAGGTAGAAACATCATGAGTCTAGGTGATCTTAACTATGACTCTTTACAAGAAGAGTTTTGCGTTTGGTACTTTCGTGTCAATCGTAAACTTCCAGATAGATCAACCATATATTCAAAAAGATCTTTGATCAAATATATATGGAGTCTAAAACGTACTTATATTAACTTATCTAATAAAGGAGAATTAAAATGAAAGCCTGGGGTTTAAAACAGTTCAAGCTGAACAACTATGTAATTCCCAATACAGATTCAGATGTTCGTTTTGTAGACACTGAGTTCGTATCAACTTACAACCCTAACAACAAACGTCCTGCTAAGTCTTTGTATTACAAAGATAAACTCATTATGTCATTTACGACTGATGGGTATTCAGTATTTCCTTATCAGGAAGATGCACAAGAAGCTTATAATCTAGGTTTACTTTCTAGAGTACCAGCTGGTGTAAATATTGCAAGCTCTGTTCTTGATAGTTTATACTATATGTATAACCCTAAAGAAGTAGAAAAAGCTGGTGGTCATATTAAAGTAGCAACAATCAAAGCTTTATATTCTCGTATGAAAAACGATGAGATTATGCATTCAACATTTACTCAAAAGATTATTGACGCTTTCAAACGTCATGCTATTGACAAAGTAAAACGTAATGGTTTCTCAGAAGAAGATCGTATCATTTTCAATATGGAATTAACTAAAGAAATTAAAAACTGTGGCTTGTGGTCACGCTTTAGAATCTGTGTACTATCTGGTGTTTGGATTCGTGCACATAGAAGTCGCAATCGTATTCTAGATAACTTAGAAGTAGCTGTTCATTATGATGTAAACGAAGAAGAGTATGGCTTACACCTTGAAGGTAACTATTTATTATGGCCTGACCAATATGTTTGGAATCGTACAGTTTACTCACTCTTTCCAGGCACAACTGAATGTCCTTGCTGTAACTCAACAGTACCAACACCTGCTTTCAACACTGAAACAAATGAATGTATCAGATGTGAATCACGTCATTATGAAATTCATAATTACAGCACACGTGTACCAAGCTTACTCAAATTCAAAGCTAAGAAAGTTTCAACAGATACTTTGTATCTAGGTTGTGAGTTAGAGTTCGAGACAACTGATCGTGACACAGCACGACTCAAGGTTGGTAAGGCTCTCAAGGATCATGCAATCATGAAGTCTGACGGATCTATTCGCAATGGCTTTGAGGTTGTTACTTGTCCTGCTACTATTGATATTCAATTAGAGGTATTCTCTAAGTTTTATGCGGACTTACCTGGTGAATTACGAAATGCATCTAACGTAGGTATGCATGTACATGTATCACGTAAACCATTATCTTTACTTACAGTAGGTAAGCTTACTGCTTTTATGAACAACGTAAACAACAAAAAGTTTATTGAGTATGTTGCTGGTCGTAGTAGTAATGGTTACTGTAACCTAGATGCATCACGTACCGTTACATTCCCTTGGACAAACCAACACGGTGGTCAACGATACAACACACTTAACTTGTGTAACAGAGAAACTATTGAGTTCCGTATCTTTAGTACACCATTGACATTTCAAGAGTTTGCAAGTAAGATTCAATTCTGTCAAGCATTAGTTGACTATTGCAAACCTGCTAACTTATCTTTATCTATTAAGGATGTTATTAACTTTAAAAACTTTATTGCTTGGTTAACTCCTCGTCGTAAAGATTATCCAGAACTTATTACTTCATTGAAAGGATTTGCATAATGTGTATTGCTATTTATAAACCAGAAGGATCTATTGTTCCTTACAAAACATTACAACGTTGTTATGATGCCAACCCAGATGGTGCTGGTTTCATGTATGTAGAAAATAAAAAGCTACACATGCAAAAAGGTTTCTTTGAATTCAAAGACTTCTGGAAAGCTTATCATGCACACCAAGGTAAGCAAGCAGTAATTCATTTCCGTATCAAGACTCACGGCCCTATCAATACAGATAACTGTCATCCATTCTTGGTTAACAAAGGTCTTGGCTTTGTTCACAATGGTATTATTTCTGGCTTTGGTAAAGATGAATTGTCTGACACTCGTCACTTCAATGAAGAAATTATTAAACCTTTAGCTAACAAGTGGGGTAATTTATCTATCTTTCAACCAGCAATTAAGAGCCTTATTGAATCTCGTATCGGTTATTCTAAGTTAATTTTCTTAGATAGATTTGGTAATTACGACATTTTCAACGAAGATAAAGGAAGTTGGGACGATAAGATCTGGTATTCTAACACAAGTTACAAACCAGTAGCTGTTGCTAAACCAACATCAATGTTGCCAGGATTTAGTAGCTACTCTGGCTATGTACCACCAGCAAAAAAGAATCTTTCATTAGAAGTTGGTGGTCTAGTAGAGTTAGTTAAACAATACAAAGATGATGTTACACAAATAGTTTACTTTAAAGGTGAACTACTAGAAGTTGTTGCTGTCAATAATGACTACACAGTAGACTTAATGTTTGAGCATGCAAGTGACAAGAAAGATTTCTTATACAATATTCCTTACTCATATCTAAAAGTTATTGAAGAATCACCAGGGTATGATGATGATGACATGTATGATATGGGAACTGACTGGTGGGATCGTGCTGCTCATCGTCAATATTGGAGTTAATCATGAATGCTTATGAGATAGGTGACGTTGTTGAATGTGCTTTTGCCCCACTATACTGGGATGAATGGGATAACTCTGACAATCCAGATGACTATGATGTAGATGATTTAGTTCCTGAAGGAGAGCATCCAGGATTTACAGAAGGCATGAGCCGTATGTTAAATGGTACATATGAAGTTGTAGAAGTTCATAGAGTATTGCCTTGGGTAATGCTTACATCTAATTCAGGAGATGACTTTTGGTGGCATGTTGATTGGATCTATCCTAAACAACAAAGTAGATTTTCTTTATCAGAACATGACAAGTCAAGTAAATACTTATCTGTAATTAATAAGATTAAAAAGATGCAACAACGGAGATCAAAAAATGGCTACGCTTTTTAAAGTTGGAGATCGTGTTGTACCTATAGATAGAATATCTAGACAAATTGTAGGCCACACTAATGTAGGTACAGTAGTAGAAATTATTGGTGATCCAACTGATATAGATATTGTAAGAGTGCAGTGGGATAATTGTAAATTAGATGTAGAATGGGATATGTTCTTAGGTAAGTATGGTGCTGGCTTTAGTCCTGAACGTCTTGCATTACAAGCAGATCCTAATAATAAATACTATTTAGTTTGTCGTAAAGTAAAAGAAATGGAAGATCGTTTTAAAATCAAACAGTTATCTTATAAAGATAATAAAATTATAGAGGATATCTATGCTCTTGCTGCGTAAAAAAGAATTCTATGGTACAGATTTTTATGCTATGTGTCAACAAGAATATGATACAGCCAGGCATTATCTAAAGAATTGTGGTAAACCTAATGATGATATTGATAGATGGTTTATTAACTTTCATAAAGATACTGTATCTATCTTTGGTAAATTACTAACAGAGGTATGCTATGTATAGACTAAAAGTATTTCCTTATAAGCTAGGCTCAGCTTCTGCTAAAGCCTTAGCTCTAAGTCTTGGTATTAAACGTGTACGTCCTACCTATGATGCACGTCGTCGAGACATTATCATTAACTGGGGTAATAGTGCTCCACCTAATTTTAAATCACATCCAAATGATTTAAATAAACCAAGTGCTATTGCCCTAGCCTGTAACAAACTTAAAACGTTTCAAGCATTAGAAGCTGCTGGCTTTCAGCATCTTCCCTTATGGTGTACTACAAGATATGAAGCTGACCAACTTCTCTACACTGCTAGTGCAGGCGGTACTGCTCCTGCTGCCATATATTGCCGTACATCATTGACAGGTCACTCTGGTTCTGGTATAATTATAGCATCTAATAGTTTTGAATTAGTAGATGCACCTCTTTATACTGTAGCTGCTAAAAACAAACATGAATTTCGTGTTCATGTATTTAAAGGAAACATATTAGATGTTCAACAAAAGAAACGTAAACTTGGATACGATGGGCCTAGCTCTGGTATTCGCAACCATTCTAACGGCTGGATCTATGCTCGATGTGATGTTAATGCCCCTGCTATAGTTACACAAGCAGCTAAAGAAGCTGTTAATATCTTGGGCTTAGACTTCGGTGCTGTAGATATTGGATATCGTGAACGTGATGATAAAGCATTTGTATTTGAGGTTAACACTGCACCTGGTTTGTATGGTACAACATTACAAAACTATACAGATGCATTTAATAAATACTTAGGAGAAATTAATGGATGATGCATTAGAAATTTTAAATGACATTGAAGATATTATTCTTGTACACCCTGATTGGGATACACAAAAAGAATTGATTGATAAGATTGTTAATTATTTAAAACAAAAACGTACAGAGTTTGAACCTGCTAAAGGAGATTGCTGTGGCTGATATTAGTATGTGTCATGGAGATATGTGTCCTAAAAAAGAATCATGCTATAGGTATACTGCACCTGTTAATGAATATAGACAGGCATACTTTATGGTAGTGCCTCTTAAACCTGACAATACTTGTGATGAGTATTGGGATAATAAAGATAGGAATAAATAATGCGTTGTATTGCCTGTGATAAAAACTTAAATGACTTTGAATCTACCCGTAAGTATACCAGTGGTGAGTTTATTGATCTATGTAATGGTTGTTATGGTGAAATCAAAGACGAAGTCTTAGCTATTGAACGTGAAGATTTAAATCAAGGTGAACAAGTAGAAGAATCAGAAACACCTGACTTTAAGGAATGGTCTGAGGATTAGTTATGACTAAAGACGAAGCATTAAAGATGGCGGTTGACGTTTTACAAAATTATGCACAAGCCGATAGTCCTGTATGGCGGAAAGCACTTAACGCTTGCAAAGAAGCACTAGAACAACCAGCGCAAGAGCCTTTAGGATGGCTTCCAGCTACATATAAATATAATTTAATGAGCAATGATGACGAATATCCTATTGGCATGGTGTATCACAGCAAACGTGATGAAGATGATGTCGCTGTTTACACCCACCCTCATCAATGCGAAGAATGCAAGAACCTAAAGCATGATTTAGAAGGCTACATGAATGCTAATAAACAGTTAATCAATAAAGAATGGCAAGGATTAACGGATGATGAGATAGTAAAAGCATTTAATTTATGCGATTGGATGAATGAACCTATTACAGAATTTGCCCGTGCTATTCAACAAGCATTAAAGGATAAGAATTATTAAGATTTACGAGGATGACTGTATCGGTAACGACGGAGAACACTATGAAAAATAGGCAAGGTATTGAATATGAATTTGTTAAAGTATCAGACAACTCTTACACTATTAAAGGTGACTTAAAGTTCTGGAGATTTGGTGGACGTGAGGGTGTTGAAGGTATTAACTTCAGTAACCTTGGCTTTGCTGATCCTAGTGGTGGTCCTTTTATTGCAATAGGTGATACAATCTTTGGACGTAAAGTTGTACGAATTAGTAGTGAACACGATGGTATCTTCTTTGAAGTGGCCTAAATTAAATCTTAAACCTATTAATCTGTGGAGTTTACCTATGAAAAAATACTGGACTTGTGAAAAGTGTGGTACTAAATGGGAAATATCGTTTGACTTTTGTAGAAAGTGTGCTAATAAATGAGCTTCATCCAACATACTGCGTGTCCTAAATGTGGTAGCAAAGACAATCTAGGAGAATATGATGATCACTTTTTTTGCTTTGGCTGCAAATATTGGAAGTCTAAAAACGACATTACATCTATTCGTTTGCGTTTAGCGCAAAAAGAAAAGCTTGACATTAAAGATGTTAACATTGAAACTACTGAAGATATCCCAATCAAAGCTAAGCAGTGGCTCTTTAAATATGGTATTAAACCTAGTGAAATCAAAGACTTTCAGATTAGTTGGAATGAATCGCATGAACTTTTAGTTCTTATAAAAACACCTAGCTATTGGCAAGCCAGAACTTTTGGACAGCACAAAGTTAAGTATATGTCAAGTGGACAAAAACCATTGACATTTTATGGATACTCTGATAAGATAGTATGTGTAGAAGATATTCTTTCTGCAATTAAAATATCAAGACTTTCACCAGAATGGTGTGCACTTCCTCTTCTTGGTAGTCATATGTCGAATGAAGTTTCTGAACGCTTAGGACGAGACTTTACATCTGTGGTAATATGGTTGGATAGGGACAAGGCTAAAGAAGCGATTAACATAGCAAGAAATTTGAAACAGAGGGGTATTAATAGTTCTGTGGTAGTCTCTCCTAAAGATCCTAAAGAATATAGCGAAGGAGAAATAGCTGAATGGTTGAGAAACAAATAATTAAATTATTTTGTGAAGATAGAAATCTCTTTACAAAGTATTATAGTTATGTTAATATAAATTATATTAAATTAAATTATAATAATATATATAAAATATTTAATATATTAAATACATATTATAATAAATATAATAATATTAATATTACTAAAGAAGATTTAGAATTATGTTACTTTAGTAACTATCCTATTCTAAAAGAATCTGAAAGAAAAGAGTTATCTGAAATCTTAGATAGTATCTTTTCTACTGAAGTGTCTAACAAAGATGCTGTAGTTGAGCTTCTTGAAGAGCATCGTAGACGATCCTTAGCTGGTGATGTTGCTAAGCTTGCTCTTGAGGTAGAAGATGGTAAGTCTGCTGTTGCAGAGTTACTTGATATGTTTAACAAGTTTGAGCATCAAGAAGTTGAAGTTGATGAAGTCAAGCCTGTCGATATGAACTTAAAGGACTTATATGATTCACAAGTTGCTACTCCTGGCTTACGCTGGCGTCTTGATTGTCTTAACAAATCTCTTGGGTCTCTTCGTAAAGGGGACTTTGGCTTTATATTTGCGAGACCAGAGACGGGTAAGACTACTTTCCTTGCATCTGAAATTACTAACATGGTGTCTCAGTCTGATGGCGAAATCCTATGGTTTAATAATGAAGAGCAAGGCAATAAGGTAGCTATCCGTGTATTCCAAGCTGCACTAGGTTTACCTACTGAGTACTTATTTGACAATGTAGATCGTAGACAACGTGAGTATGAATCAGCTACTGGTAACAAGATTAAGATCTTTGAGTTTGAAGATTCTTCTAGAGTATCTCGAATAGAATCTATCCTTAAGACTAGCAATCCATCTTTAATTATCTTTGACCAGATTGACAAGATCAAAGGCTTTAAAGGTGAACGTAATGACCTTGAACTAAAAGCTTTGTATCAATGGGCTCGTGAACTAGCAAAGACATATGCTCCTGTCATTGCAGTATCTCAAGCTTCTGGCGAAGCAGAAGGAAAGCTCTGGCTTACAATGGATCAAGTTGATGGTTCTAAGACAGCGAAACAAGGTGAAGCTGATTGGATTCTAGGTATTGGTAAAGACTCTGATAACACTAGTCGTTCTAGATATTTTAGTATCTGTAAGAATAAATTACTAGGTGATCAAGACACACTACCTGAATTACGTCATGGTCAAATGCAAGTTTTAATTAGACCAGAGGTTGCAAGATATGAGGATATCTGATATAATATTCTATATACAATGTTATTACCAAGCCTTTGGTTTAGGTATGGTAACACTTTTAGTGATACAACATTTTTCAAGGAAGACTGATGGAATGGTTAGTACTGGACGTAGAAACAACAATTAACAACAATGGGAATCCGTTTGATGAGACTAATAGACTCTGTATGGTGGGAATACATGGCGAGGGTTTTCTTGATACTTATAGTATTGAGTACTCTTCTGAACCTTATAATGACAAGCTTGTTCGTATACAAACTGCTATTGACAACGCAGATCTAATCGTTGGTTTTAATATCAAGTTTGATTTACACTGGCTTCGTAGATATGGAATTAACTTTGACAATAAAAAAATATGGGACAGTCAGCTTGTACACTTTATCTTAACAGGACAGAAGGATTCTTATCCTAGTCTTAATGGTGTATGTGAGCACTACAATTTAGAATCAAAGCTAGATGAAGTAGCTACTGAGTACTGGGCTAACAAAATTGACACTCCAGATATTCCAGAAGATATTCTGGTTAACTATTTAAAACAAGATTTAAACTTAACTAGGCAAGTATATCAATTGCAATTAGAGGAGGTTATGAAACATACTCCTGCGTTTCAAAGACTAGTTAGCTTACACAATCAAGACTTACTTGTACTAGAAGAAATGGAATTCAATGGTTTATTATATGACGAAAAACAAAGTGAGGTTCTAGCCAATGGTCTTGAAGAAGAGATCTTTAACCTTGATAGAATACTTGCTGAGTATACTAATCTCGAGCATTTTAATTACAATTCTGTGGATCATCTTAGTGCCCTTCTCTATGGTGGGACAATTACTTATAAAGTTAAGCAACCTAATGGGTTCTACAAAACAGGACCAAGAGCAGGGGAAGTAAAAGAGAATTGGTTTGAGTATACAAAAGAGTTTCCTAGATTAGTTAAGCCTCTTAAAGGATCTGAATTATCTAAAGAAGGACTTTACTCAACTGATGAAGCTACTCTTAAATCACTTAAAGGTGGTAGTTTTGCTAGAGAATTAATAAGAATCTTATTGCAAAGATCAACTCTAGAAAAAAGACTTACTACTTACTATAGAGGTTTACCAGAAACAGCTAGTAAATATAATTGGAAGAAAGGAATGATATATGGACAACTTAACCAATGTGTTGCCAGAACAGGCCGACTCAGCAGCAGCCGACCAAATCTCCAGAACTTTGATGGAGAAATCAAGCAGCTGTTCTATTCACGATTTGCTTGATAGCTATGAAATTACTGACTATTACTATCAACGACACGGAGATACATAATGATATTACAGGCAGATGCTAAGCAGTTAGAGTGGGTTGGTGCTGCTTATCTAAGCCAAGATCCAGTAGCTATTAAAGAGATATGGGAAAGTGTAGACCAACATGCAGACAATCAAGAAAGATTCGGACTACCAAGTAGACTTATTGCTAAGACATTCGTCTTTAGACTCATCTACGGTGGCTCAGCCTTTAGTTACGCCAATGATCCAAACTTTAAAGACATTGGTGGAGAAGAGTTTTGGCAAGGAGTTATCGATCAGTTCTATGGAAAATATGTACGACTCGGAGAATGGCACGATAACCTTGTCTCTAAGGCTAAACGTGACAGAAAACTAGTAATGCCAACAGGTCGTGTATATAACTACGAACCTGAAATTAAATTTGGTAAAGAGAAATGGCCTAGAACAAAGATACTAAACTACCCAGTACAAGGCTTAGGTGCAGATCTTATGGCTATTGCTAGAGTATCTTTACATAATAGAACTAAACATATGGAAGGATTTAAACTTGTAAATACTGTACATGATTCGATAATTGTTGACTTTGATTCAAATATATGGGATAATATTAGTATAGTGAATTTAGTTGATAAGTGTTTTAACGATGTTCCAGCTAACTTCAAAAAGTTATTTGGTGTAGAATTTAATTTACCAATGCGGGTCGAATGTGAAGTAGGTCCTAATTGGGGTGATATGGAGAAAATATATGCAGATTACAATCATTGATGTAGGTACACCAGCACAAAAGACTTCCTCTACAGGTCGTCTATACCAAGAGATTGAACTAATGTATAAGGATGACCAAGGTAAACTTGCTTCTCGTAAGATTATGTCATTTACTACAAACTTATACAAGACTGTTCAAACCTTACAGAAAGGTGCAGTAGTATTTGTACAGCGTCAAAAGAATGAGAAAACAGGTTACAACGATTGGGTTGGAATTAGTACGGAAGGGACAGCACCAGTGGCACAGCAATCAACAAGTAGTTCAACATCAGCACCTACTCGAGTTACAGGTAGCAACTATGAAACTAAAGAGGAACGTGCAGCACGACAAGTAATGATTGTTCGTCAATCAAGTATCTCTAGTGCTATTGCAGCGCAAAGCATTGGTAGTAAAGGTCCTTTAACACCTGATGCTGTCATTGCCTATGCTAAACAATTAGAAGCTTATGTACTAGGTACAGCTATTGACAATCCAACAAACTTTGACGAAATGGAAGATGACATTCCAGAATAATAGGGGGTAGTATGTTACGTAAATTAATTGCATTTCCTTTTGTAGTAACAGGTGTTTTAGGTATTGCTATTGGTTCAGTATTTGTATATGGTTTAAAGAATACTGCTGATATTTTAGAAGACATTTCAAATGTATATGAAAGGTACGACAAACAATGATTGCACTAATTGACATGGATTTGGTTTGTTTTAGATGTGCTGCTTCAGCAGAGAATGAAGACTTTGAGATCGTATCTTATCGCATGAATGAGTTACTAGATACTATCTTAACTAAAACTGCAGTAACAGGTTATAAAGCTTTCCTTACAGGAGAAGATAATTTCCGTAAAGAGATTTATCCTGCTTACAAAGCAAACAGAACTCAACCAAAGCCACGTCACTTAGAAGCTGCAAGGCACTACGCAATCAGAGATATGGATGCAGAAGCAGAGTATGGATTAGAAGCAGATGACTTACTAGGTATTTACCAAACAGATGATACAATCATTTGCTCATTGGATAAAGACTTACTTCAGATTGAAGGCAATCATTTTCAATGGGGTATTGCAACTAGTAAGTATGAAAAACCTGACTTCTTTATGAAGCAAACATACCTAGAAGGCCTACGTCATTTCTATGAACAATGCTTAAAGGGTGATACATCTGACAATGTCAAAGGCATTGATAAGATCGGGCCAGTAAAAGCAAAACGATTCTTAGAAAACTGTACAACAGAGCTAGAGATGTTTAAAGTAGCTAAAGATTTGTACAATAACGATGATGAGTTTCTTCTTAATGCATCTTGTCTTTGGATTCTTCGTCAAGATAGAGAACCTTTTTCAGCTAGATTTGAAAGATTAAATGCCTCACTTTAAAAGTAAATTAGAAGAAAGAGTTTGGGCTGTGTTAACTAAACACTTCCCTCAAGTTAAATACGAGCCTGAAAAGTTTAAGTACATTCAACCAGCTCAAGATAGAACTTATACTCCTGACTTCAAGACGGGCCGAAGAAAGCTTTATTTAGAAGCAAAGGGCAAGTTAGATCTTGAAACACGCAAGAAGATGTTATGGTTCAGGGATTGTAACCCTGATGTACGTATTATCTTCTTATTCCAGAACCCTGACAATAAGTTAACTAAACGTAGCAAAACAACTTATGGTATGTGGGCAGATGATAATGGATTTGAATGGTTAGACTATAGAAAGGATTGGTTAAATGATTATATCAAACTGTGTTCAAAACGATGATGGCTCGTTAGACTTTGATTTCCATGTAGAAACAAATGAAGCAGCCTTCTTAATGGATTATGCAGTAAAAGATTTAATACATCATGGCATCATTAAAGTAAATGTCGAAGATGTACAGCAAGAACTTGATTTGTTTAAACAAGATGGTGGAAAGGTAAACTAAGATGACAGAGGAAACGAACTTCGATGAACAGCGAATTGATACTATTGGCCCTAATGGTAACGATGGTTTACATTATAAACCCTTAACAATTGACTTTGCTGATATTACTACAGTAGAACAGTTAAAAGATTTAGTAGCAATTCTCTTTACGGTGTTATCTAAAAGTACAGAAGCAGTGGATCGCTTAGTACTAGATGTTAAATACGTAGAGGCCTTCCCTGAACTCATTAAGATTGCGAAATTTGAAGATGTCGAAAATACTACTACTTGATATTGAAACAAGCCCCAACACGGCTCACGTGTGGGGTATTTGGCAACAGAACATTGGTCTTAACCAATTGCTAGAGTCTTCATATACTATGTGTTACTCTGCTAAATGGTTAGACAATGAGGATATGTACTTTGATAGTGTATTCCAATCGCAACCTATTGATATGTTAAAAGGCATTCATGCCTTGATTGATCAAGCAGATGCTGTAATTCACTACAATGGTACTAAGTTTGATATGCCTACTCTTAACAAAGAGTTCTTACTACATGGTTTAACACCGCCTAGCCCTGTTAAACAAATTGATTTACTTCAAGTAGCTAAGAAACAGTTTAGGTTTGTATCTAATAAACTTGACTATGTAGCACAAGCACTTGGTTTAGGTAAGAAGACAGAACACATGGGTCACGATCTTTGGATTCAGTGTATGGCTAACATCCCTGAGGCTTGGAAACTAATGGAACAATACAACAAAAATGACGTTGTACTATTAGAAAAAGTTTACTATAAGTTTAGACCTTGGATTAAACATCATTTAAATCTTTCTATCTTTAATGATGATGAGATTGTTTGTCCTAACTGTGGTGGTAAACACCATCAGCGTAGAGGTTATGCTTTAACTGCAGTAAGCAAATTCCAACGATACCAATGTACTGATTGTGGTAACTGGTTTAGAGGCAATAAGAACTTAAGAACACGTAGTGTAGAAAGGGTAACAAATGTTAACTAGAAACGAAGTACAAGATCCAGTTTATGCAGAAACCTTCTGCCCTAAAGAACAACTTCGTGTTGTTCATACTGGAAAATCACAAGACATTAGTGAAGTCTTAGAAGAACGTGGTAAACGTTATGGTGATTTTGTAGGTCATGCAGTTATTACTCAGAAACTTAAACGAGTAATGGCTTCTCAATCGGGATGGGAAAACCTAGATGTAGATATGAAAGAGTCTCTTGAGATGATTGCTCATAAGATTGGACGTATCTTAAACGGGGATCCAAGCTATGCAGATTCTTGGGTAGACATTGCAGGTTATTCTAAATTAGTAGCAGATAGACTAGAAAGTTAATATATGGCTTTAACAATTCCAGAATTAAAAGAGAAAATAATCGAACAAGTCGATGAGGTTGATTTTATTGACTTTCTGGGATTAACGACAGAAGACTTAGTCTCTGCATTCTCTGACGAAATAGAAGAAAACCCTGAAAAGTTTTTAAATCTTCTTGACTTTAATGAGGATGATATGTTATACTAATAGTATTAGTCTCGATAGCTCAATTGGATAGAGCAACGGATTTCTACTCCGTAGGTTGGGGGTTCGACTCCCTCTCGGGACACCATTATAATAGGGTCGGTCATATATGAAAGCATTTAACATATCTTTTCCTCCTATTAATTTATATAATTTCCCTATAAAAAGAAAGAAACCAATGGAATTACCTTCATTATATCAATCCATTATTCATAGAAGTAGATACTCACGCTTTTTATCTAGTCAATCTAAACGTGAATCATGGGAACAAACAGTAACACGATTAACAGACTATCTAACATCAAAGCTAGGCGAGAATGCTGTACATGTTGATATGCCTGAGTTAAAATCTGCCATTCTTAACCTAGAAGTTATGCCTTCTATGCGATTATTAATGACAGCAGGTGAGGCTTGTGAACGAGATAACATCTCAGCTTACAATTGTTCTTACTTAGCTATTAATAATAAACGTGCATTCAGTGAAGCATTATACATTCTTATGAATGGTACAGGTGTAGGTTTCTCTTGTGAACGTCAAGAGATTAACAAGTTACCTTCTATTCCTGAGTCACTACGAAAGGTAGACGATGTCATCGTTGTACAAGACAGCAAACTCGGATGGGCAAAAGCCTTCAAGAAACTTCTCTCTTCTTTGTGGGAAGGAGATATCCCGCAGGTTGATTACTCAAAGGTTCGACCAGCTGGAGCAAGACTTAAAACTTTTGGTGGAAGAGCATCAGGACCTGACCCACTTAAGAGATTATTTGACTTTACGGTTGCAACATTTACAGAAGCTTGTGGACGAAAACTAAACTCATTAGAAGTACATGATATTATGTGTATGATTGGTGAGATTGTTGTTGTCGGTGGTGTACGTCGTTCAGCACTTATTTCATTATCTAATCTAACTGATCGCAGAATGCGTGAAGCTAAAATGGGAGCATGGTATGTCGATAATCCTCATAGAGGCCTCGCCAATAACTCAGTGGCATATACAGAGAAACCTGATAGTGAAACTTTCATGGAAGAATGGCTATCTTTGGTTAAATCAAAATCAGGTGAACGAGGAATGTTTAATCGGATTGCTGCTCAAACTCAAGCAGCTAAGTGGGGACGACGAACCGCGTTTCACAGCTACGGAACCAATCCATGCTCAGAGATTATCCTCCGTGATAAACAATTCTGCAATCTTACGGAAGTGGTTGTACGGGAACAAGATACCTACGAGTCTCTAGCTAAGAAAGTTAAGTTAGCATCTATCTTAGGTACTATTCAATCTACTCTTACTGACTTTCAATTCTTATCAGAAGAATGGAAAAAGAATACAGAAGAGGAACGTTTACTTGGTGTATCACTAACAGGTATTATGGATTGTAAGTTTACTAGTGAACCTAATCCTGAATTACTTGATAAACTACGTAGAGTAGCTCGAGGTGTTAATGAAGAACTTGCTGAAAAACTTGGTATTCCTGCTTCTGCTTCTATCACTTGTGTTAAGCCTTCAGGTACAGTCTCTCAGTTGGTGGACAGTGCTAGTGGCATTCAT